GGCGGCGTGACCTTCTTGTCCTGCACGCGGTAGTCGCCGCCCGGCATCTGCTCGATGCTGCCGTGGAAGTGGCGCGTAGCAAACCCGAGCCGCTCGTTCTCACGCTCGGATGTCTCGACGCCGGATGGCGGGGGCGCGCTCGCAGTCGGCGCGAAGACGATGTGCCCGACCCAATACATATCGTAGTCGGTGCCGAACATCCACCAGCCCGTTGAGCGCGTGAACCGGCGTGTTTGTCCAGGGAAGTTCTTGAACCACGGACTCGTGAGATAGCCGCCCGTCGTCGGAATCGGCTCGCCATCTTCGACCACGGTGAACGGGGCCGCATCGCCTTGCAGCGCCGCGAAGATGTTCGCCGCTCCATCACCGCTCGCCACGCCGCCCGTGCCGCCCGGTGTATCAACCGTGCCCGTTGAAGCGTAGGGATTGAGCCAAATGCCATAGCCGCCGAGCGGCAGCGAGAGCAGATCGAGCGATGGATCGGTGAGGTTCCCGGCTGCGACTTGGGCACTCACGCTCGCCGCGAGCGCCGCGTCGGTCATGTGAATGTAGTAGTCGAGAATCTGCTGCTTTGCCATCGCTCGCCCCCTCTACGCGCCGAGCGGGTTCTTGTCGGCGTCCGGTTCGTCGTGCACCAGCGGCGTGCCCCGCGCGGGCATTCGTTCTGCGAGCAATTCATCGTGCTGCCGCCGCAGCAACTCGGGCGACGACGTGATGCGCTCGGGCGTGCGCGCATCGACCACTTCCATCCAGCGATTCGAGAAATCCTGATCGCTGGCGATGAAGAACACATCGCCTTCGTGGCGGCGGATGTGGTCGTAGTAGCCCTGGCGAATCGCGCGCACCTTGATGCGCGTCGGGGCCACGCGCCCGGCTTCGGTCGTCGCCGGGCGGGCGAGATCGCGACTCTCACCGCCACGCGCCCGCGCAGTCGGCGGCGGCAAGACAGGCTCGCGGGGATTGCGCGTCGGTGGGGCGTTGGGCGGGCGCACGGGCTTGTTCACGCCGTGCACGCGCTTCGGCGGGTCAGGGGATGGCGCGGGGGCAGGGTTCGGACGATTGGCGAAGCGGCGCGTCGGCATCGGTGGTCTCCTTACCGGAATCGGCCTACAGCTATGCACGTGACACCTGCGCCCGTCGTCACCCGCCAACCGGGATTCGCCACGGTCGCAGCTTTCAGGCCCAACGGAATCGCGTAGACACCGATGGGCGTGTTGGCAGCGAGCAGCGGAATCGACGAGCCCGCTGCGCCGTCTTTGATGCTCACCGTGCCCGTCGCCGCCGTCGCCACGGTGCACACGATGCGGTCGAGATAATCCCCGACTGCACCGCTCGTGCCCATGACTTGATCGGTCTGCGACACGGCCACGGTCTCGTATTCGTAGCTCGAAGGATCGGGCATCGTCCTACGCCACGGTGCCCAGGTTCTTGCCTTCGACAACCCACAAGGTTGCCGTCGCCGCGCGCACGACAATCGACGCGCCGATGAAGGCCGGGGATGTCCACGTGATCTTCGCGCCCGTGGTGCCGTCCTTGAGCGTCGAACCCGTGAACGTCACGACATGCGCGAAGTCGCTGCCGGTGATGAAGGTGAGTCGCCGCCCGATGTTCCTCGTGCCGGGTGCCGCCACGGTCACGGCGGCGGCTGATCCCTTCGTGATGTAGTAGGTCTGATCCGAACTGATGTCGGCCGCGAAGTCGGCCGACTTCACCGTGAAGTTGCCCGCGCTCAGTCGCACGTCGGGGAACTCGGTGCGATGCGGGCGCGTCGTCGCGGTTGCGGTGAACGCCATAATACAACTCCCTTCTCGTCACGCCAGAGACACGCCGAGCGGCTTCCCGGCCGATGCACTGTTACCTGCAAACAACCACGCCCGGCGTGCCCTGGCTTCTGTCGCGCGAAGCGCGAGGTTATCCCGTGATGGTGTAGCCCTTCGCGTAGGCGCGCGGCTGCGTCGAGAAGAGCGACTGCGCCGTGAGCCAGATCGTGAGCGTCACCGTCGCTGCGCCGCCTGCCGGTGTGACCCGCACACCCAGGAAACGCAGCGGCCCGGCAACGGTCGGCCGTTCGGGAAGGCCCAACCACGCGAGCGCGCCAGCGGGTAAGTCGGCCGAGAGATACGTGCGCTGCGCCAGCACGATGATGCCAGCGGTGAGCGCCGAGTCGGTCGCTTGAATGATCTCGACGAGCACGGTCGTCGCCGACGCCGCCACATCGACGGCAATGCCCACGCCCATCGGTTCACCGACCGCAATCTCGCGCTGCGGGGATGCGGTGCCGAGATCGTAGGCATTGGTCGAGACGGCTGCGCCCGTGAACGCCTGCGCATCGCTCAATAGAGCTTGTGCATCTACATACATGATGAGCTTCTCCTTGTGGCTTCAGGTGTGAGCGCGCAGTCGTGCCCTACGTGACGGTCGCTTCGGTTTCGAGAATCGCGTCGGTCTTCGCAATCGGGATGCCCCGGAACGTCGGCCGCATCATCCCATCGACGTTCTCGTAGCTGATGCCGCCGCCTGCGATCACGTCGTTGCGGCGCTGAATGTCGAGCGCCTGAAACACCGTGCGATTCATGTAGAAGACGGCGCGGCCGATGCCGAGCGACGGCACCCGGTGAATCATCTTGATCATCCCCTCGATGATGTCGGCTGCACCCGCGCCCGCCACGAGATCGCTCACGTCGATGTTCGCGAAGCGCACGACATAGCGCCAATCCTTCAGCGCGATGCCCGCCTTCCACTGCCAGCGTTCTTGATAGGCGCGCATCCGCGAGCCCGCGATGCCTGCCGTCATCTCGACGGTGACTTCGCCGTAGTCGTCGTGCTGCAAGCCTGCTTTGCTGCCACGCGGGAAGATGCCCATCACCGTCTGATCGCCCCACACGATCAACCAGATCGATGTGTTATCCGAGCCCGCGCCGCCGCCGTTGATGATGTTGCTGCCGTTCCCGGCGGTCGTCGAGGAGTAGCGTGGCGCGAGCCCGGTGAACTCTTCGGGCGCGAGCCCGCCGTTCCCGTAGACCACGGTTGCCGCCATTTCCTGATTCATCGCTTCGATGAACGCGCGCCCTTCCGAGAGCCGGAAGGCTTGCACGTTGCCGTTCAACTTGGCGAGATCGACATCGACTTCCGACCACGCTTCGAGGATGCCCGCTTGCTCGTCGATCTGCGCGGTCGTGCTCTTGCTCGGCGTCACGCCCTGATTGAGCAAGCGCCACGCGACGGTCGGCAGGCCCGTGCGCACGGTCGTCCGATGTCCGGTCGGCAAATTGCCTTCAATCCATCGCATGTCGGTGAGTAGCTCGTTCGTCTGCGAGAGCAACTCGACGATGGTGGGCACCTTGCCATCGGGATCGAGCCGCTTCGCCCAATCCACGAGAGTGAGTGCGTTCGTTCCGATTGCAGCCATGACTCACGCTCCCTGCTGCGCGGGAGTTGTCCGTTAGCCTTGCGGCGGCGTCTTGTCGTAGAGAATCTGCTCGGCGGTCTTCTGCCCGCGCAGTTGTGCGCTCGACGTTTGGCCCGGTGCATCCTCGCTCGCGCGTCTGCCGAGATCAGCTAGTGCACTGATGATCTCGATGTGATTGCTGGCCCCCATCTTGTCGAGTAGACGGATGAAGGCGGGTCGGCGGGCGTGGCCTTCCGGGCGCAGGAGATCGATCCCGAGCTTGGCGAGTCGCTGCGTCTCGGCGAGCTTCTCGCCACCGTAATCTGGATCGGCTTTCGTCGTTTCCAAGAATCCGGCTGCTATTTCCTGCGCTGAATCAACGTGCTCTGTGAGCGCCGCTTGTGCTTCGGCATTCGTCCAACCCAGGCTTCGGGCTTGTTTCTCGAACGCTTGCATGTCGGCGTCGTCGATGTAGACCTTCCCCGCATCAGGGACCGTGAGCGCATACTTCTCGGGCGGGCCTGCGGGCACGGCTGTGCCCTTGACTGCTGCCGCCGTTGGCGTGCTCTCGGTGGTGCCTGTCTTCGCTGTCGTCTCACCTGCGGGCGGCGCTGCCGGTTCAGCCTTCGGCGTCGTCTCAGGTGTCGCGGCTGCTGCGGCGTCGGTGGTGCCCTTAGCCGTTGTCGTCGCTTCTGCCATTGTCTTGCCCTTCACTCGTCAGAGCGCGCGGCATCGTAGCCGCCTGCACGCCCTGATCGAACTGTTTCAACCACGATTGATATTCCCGTTCCATCAACTGAAACGAGTGCCCGTCATCGATGGCCCAGAGCTTGGCTTGCCATTCGAGCCCGAAGTTCTGCACCGCCGCGAGATGGTGAATCGTCACATCGCGGGCGAGCACGCTCTTGTTCACGCCTGCGCTTTGCAGCAGTTCGCCCATCACGACGCGCCCATCGGTCGAGCGCATCACGGCGAGCAGTGCCCGGTGAAAGCGATCCGCGCGCTGCTTTTCCAGGCGCTCGGCGGTGCGCACGGCGCGCGGGTCGGCCGCGTTGCGCGTCAGCGGTGTCGGCATTACACACCCGCCAGTTCTGCGGCGGCACCCTGGCCTTGCGCAATCTGATCGAGCGGCGATCCCGCCGCGACGGGCTTGCTGCCCGCTGCCGCCATTGCCTGCCCCATGTTCTTCATGGCTTCCGCCTGCTGCATCTGCCCGGCCGCTTCCTTCTCGTCGTCGGCGAGTTCCTGCGCGTCTTCATCCGGCCGCACTTGGCGCGGGTCGATGCCCGTGATGTCGGCATACACATCGACGAGTTGAAACGCCTTCACCTTGTGCCGGATCTCGGGGAACACTTCGACCAGCGGCAGCAACGAGCCAACGAAGCGATCCTGCGCGACCACACCCACGAGCTTCTGCGCTTGCGCCAGGATGCTCAGATACTCGACCTTCAGCTTCACCTGATCGAGTTCGTCGGGCGGCTCGGGAATCAAGCCCGCCCGATTCATCAACTCGTAGCAGCGATCCACGAGCGGGTCGAGCAGTTCGTCGTTCGTGCGTTCGAGCACCGGCCCGAGCGCGAGCATCTTCTCTTCGTGGCGCTCGTCGATCTCGCGGGCGGTCGGTCGATCCGCGCCGAGCACGCTATCGCTCGTCGCGATCATCAGGAAGAGATCCTCGTAGAACGCGCGTCGAATCAGAAACCGCACATCGTTCGCATCCTGCACGAGATGCTGATAGCCTTCGAGCCGCACTTCGTGAATCGGCTTCAGACCCATCTGCCCTTCACGCGCATCCACATACGTGATGTCGCCTTGAATGAGCGAAGTCTTCTGCGAGCGCAACGACGACGGACCCATCAACGGCGGATCGACCGCTTTCGCAAGTAGCTGCCCTTTACGCCGCCCCATCACCTGCAACTGCCGCACGTCGCCGAGCGCCATCATCCCGCACGAGTCGGTGCCGTAGGCATCCTCGCCCGTGATGCGCCAGCGGGGCGCGAGGATCGGGAACGTGTTGAAGCCGCTCTCGCGCAGCAGCTTGTGCTCGTGCGACACGCCCCGGTAGCCGTCCATGTCAAGCTCGTAGTGGCAACTCGTGAACGGCATCCGCTTCGCCGCGTCGATGGCGTTCGGCTGGCGGTCGTCGTTCGGCTGCACGAGCCAGCCAATCGTCACCGGCTCTTCGTAGCGTCCGCCATCCCACGCATCCTTCACCCGAGTCGAGATGCGCGACCAGTCGATGGTCGTCATGCCCGGCCGCACGCCGAACTCTTTGACGACCTGCCGCACGGTCATCTCATACTCGCGATAGAAGGTATCGACCACGCCCCGCTTGTTAATCGCCAAGCAATACGACCCAATCGGGTAGGTGAAGGTGCGAAAGAGATCCTGATCGTCCAGCAGCACACTCATCGCTGCCGTGCCGAAGAGCCCCATGTCGCCGTAG